ATGAATATAAAAAGGGAGTTTGACATAGCCAAGCTCCCTTTAAAAATAATTGCAAAATTGTATTAGTAATTCAATACACAGTAATCCATTCCGATAGTAACTGTTAAGTTTTGAGCTGCTGCTTCATTATCCCAGTTATATTCTCCGAATTCTGCTGCTTTAACAAAAGCACCTTTAATAATCCATTCTGAAACGATATCACCTACAGGACCTAAAATATCAATAGTTAAATCTTTTTTATAAAAATCAGAATAACCATTTCTACCTGTTACAGATTCATGATGTAGACGAACCCACTCCATTACGGCTTGTGCTCCTGAGGGAGTGATTGGATCAAACATAGTCATTGTCAAATCATTCCATTTTAATTTACCCTTAATTTTTCTGTACGTGTTAATATGATTAAGGATTATTTCTTCCTGCGAGAATCCGACTGATGAAATACCTTTAATTGTATACGATGGAACACCATCAACATACATGATAAATCGGTTTTGTACCTTAGGTTCGAACGCTGTGAAAAATATTTCGTTTGGATCTATTACTGCCATTTTGCTTTATATTATATTGTTATTTTGTTATAAATATTAAATTTTTCTTTCTTTATGATGGGAAAGTTGCTCCAGTTGGTAGAACATTGAAATCTAAGTAAATGAATTCAGCTGTTTTAGTTGGTTGTAGATAAATTTGACCAATTAGCTCATTTCTATCAATTACATCCGCTGTATTATTACTATCATCCATAATTACTTTAAACGCATATAAACCTTGTCTTTGTTGAACTGATTCTAAATATGGATTTACTTGACTTAAGAATGCATTTCTTGTAGCAATAGTATTTTGTTCAAACACTAAATTATCTGCAATTTGTGAAATGAAAGATTTAAGTTGAATTAATAATCTTCTAACATTTACTCTATCTAAAGCACTTGCTTTAGTTTGTAATGTTTTCTGACCAAACACTACTACACCTGATCCAGGGAATGAAGCAATTGGATTTACTTTACCTTGATATAGTGTATCTCTATTTGATTGTGAGAATTTTCTTTCAGGACGTACTACTGTAGCTAATCCACCTCTATTTAAACCTGCAGGTGCAAACCATGCTTCTCCTACTCTATCATTATAAGCATAAACTCCTGGGATCATTGTTGAAGCTGGAACCCATACTAATTCTCCTGTTTCTGGGCTTGTTGTTTGTAACCATGGAGCATAAACTGCTGCATAACTTGAATTATAAGATGAAGCTTCTGCTGTCATTGCTAATAATGTTGATCCATATACTGAAGCATCTACAATTGCTAATGCATCTCCTCTTTCTTGTACCATATTAATTAATTTGGTAGTTGTAGAAGGAGCAGTTTCAATCATAATACCAGGTACTGTGATTGAATTAAATATATATTCATCTTGGTTTGATAATAAATCAATTGATGTTGTATAATTAGTATTATTTAAACCTTGAATATTTCCAGCTGTAGTAATACTTTCATTAAATGCAGCTCCTGCAGTATTAAAATACACCTGACCTGTTGCGTTTTCAAATGAACCACTAGCTATTGCTGGGAGTGATGATGTATATTCAGATTTAAAATCTCCATTATTATCAAAATATTGAGAAGTTTTAGAATTTACTGCTGAAACATATATATATCTTGATCTGTTAGGATAAGTACCATTATCTTGAACATATGGAGTTGTATCACTAGTATTAACTGTTTTGTAACTATCACCTATTACTTTTGAAATATAATTTGGTGCTGTTGGGTCTAATGATAAATTAGCATAAGATTCTAATACTGTTTTTTCTGAAGTGTTATCATCACCTCTTCTAATTAATAATGAGAAAGTACCTGAAGAAGTACTAAATCCTGCTACTTCCCATCTTAAATTATCAGATGATCCTGAAACTAAAGCACCATTTACTTCTGAACCTGAACTATTCATAATAGCACCTTCACCAAATGTTTTTAATGTAAATGAAGTTGCTACTGCTACCCCACTACCTGAAATATTTGTTGAAGTTGCACTTGTAAATGATCCAGATACAACTCTAGTTACTAATAGTGTAGTTCCACCATTATTAAAGTAGTTATAAGCTGAATTTGAAGTTAAAAACTCTTGTTGTAAACTTGCGCTTGTAAAAGTTGTTCCAAATGCTGCAGTATATTCACTATATGAAGTTACTAAAGTTGGAATTCCAACAGGACCTTTAACTGTAGGGCCTATAATAGCCGCACCGGCTTGAATTGGTTGTGCTGTTATTGCTGAAAGATCGTTTTCTCTAGCTAATACACCTGGTGATAATAATGTTTCTGCCATTTTGTTGTATATTAAAAATATGTTTTGTTATAAATATTATATTTTTTGTCAAAAGTTAAATAAATATAATATTCTTTTATTTTATTTTGTTCTACAATACATATGGTATAATCTATTAAAAATGTAATATATTTTGGATAGAAGTTAAAACTTGACTAGGTTTAATCGATTTAGTACACTCAAACTGTCTTGGCGTATCTTTATGATCAGGACACCATTCCCAATCTCCAGGATTTAACCATTCTCTATTAAAACATCCTGTACAATTGCCTTCAGGGGTTGAGACTCTTTCACAGTCTTCAAATTCAGTATAAGATTCACTAAATCCTGAAATCATTACTACTGGGGTGTTAATAGCCCAAGCTAACCAGGATAATCCACTACCAACTCCAATAAAAGCTTCAGCATGTTTTATTTGGTTCATTCGTTTTTCAATTGAAAAATTACCAGTTTCATCAATTACATTTAGTAAAGTTCCTCCTAGTTTTGAATCATGCCATTTATCATTTAAAGGTTCATGTGTAATCATCATTACTTTATATCCTTTTTCATTTAGGATATCAATTATTTTTTGCCACCCCCCAGGATAATTCCAATATTTTGCATGTGCCGAAGCATGGGGAGCTATTACAACGTATTTTTCTTTTATAGGACGACCAGTATCTAAAAAATTTATTAAAGGTTTTATTTCTTTATGATTTAGATTTAGAATTTTAGTTGCTGTTTTTTGCAATGATAAAGGTTTAAAATCACAAGGTATTCTTTGAGAGTCAAATGTCTTATTATCATCTTCACCATTATAAAACCATCCAATACCATACATAGCATATAAATTAGGAACTGAATCTCCTGGGTTTACAAATTCTAATTCAGGATATAAATCTTTAAACCATTCATTTTTAAATGTAGAAACAATTACATCACATTTATGTTGTTTTTTAAATTCAAAAACATATGGAAACCATGCTAATGTATCACCAATAGCATCTGAATCTAAATGGATATAAACACGTTTACCTTCAGGGTTATATTGATGTTCAAATACTAATTCATTAATAGATAAGTCATAAACTTTAATTTCCCAACGAACAAAATATTTTATATTAGTTCTAGTCCACATATTATTATTAATAATTGTATCATGAACTATCTTATTAGTATCTAGATTTTTTATTATAACCTTATATTTTTTATCTTGTTTACCTAAAATTTCAATAAATGCTCCTTCAATAAAATTAACATTAAAAGTATTAGAGGGAACTTTAATAGGTAAATTTAAATTTTTTATAGAGTTATAGGTATTTATTAATTCTTGTTTCATAACACTTTATTATATATTTTAAATAAATCTTTTGTTCTATTTTCCCAACTAAAATCTTTTCCGGTTTGAATAGAATTAGCTACATATTTATTCCAATTACTTAAAATATCATCTAATCCTTCATTCATGCTGAATATATTACGGGGGGATCTCCATAAACCATGAAAATCTGTTTCCATTTCTATCCACCCTATAATAGGTAATCCACAAGCTGCAGCTTCTAATAATGTAAGATTAGGATGTCCTGCTTCTAATTCTGATGGGTGGAGGAAAATATCATGACCCCAGTAAATTTTTCTTAAATCTTTATTATCAGGCTCCCAAATAAAGTTTAGTTTAGGATAATTTAAAACCCATAAATTTTCATTTATCCAATTTTGATTGTTTTTAGGACCTACAATAGTAAGTGGTAAGTTATTTAATATAGCTAAACCAACTCCATAGGAAAATCCTTTCCTGTCATGTCCATTTTTACCACCCATACCATTATTAGCTAACATTAATAATTTAGGTTCATCTGGGTTTGGTTTATTAAATGGGGGTGGAAAAAATTCATCAGTATTTACACCATGAGGAAAATATATACATTTAGGATGATTAAAATACTCAACTAACCATTTAGCTGGCATTAGTGAAATTAATGAACCTTCAATTGCTTCTAAGTTTTCTTTAAAAGTAGCAGATTCTTTACCATAATATTTTACATGGTGATCATGTAATTGGTAAATGTAAGGAATTCCTCTATTTTTTAGTCCAATTGCTAAATTAGCTACGTGACAATGGACTATATCATATTCTCCAGGATTAATAAAGTTTTGTAGTTTATGGGTTGATTTATGACCTAATTTTATTTGGTTTTTTTCAAACTCCCATATAATTTTTTCAATGGCTCCCCAATTTTTTGGAGGTATAGCTAATCCACAAGCTGGGTCTACATGGCATATTTTCATAGTGTTGCGTAAATTTCGGGGCTATTTTCGTCCATTCCTTTAAATTCTTGTTCAATAATACTAAAACCTGGAAGGTGTTTAGTATAAATTTTATCAGCTGTACCTACTTTTAGGTTAGCTACATTACATACCCACATATCAAAAGCATCCCATTTAGTATTTTTAATTTTATCTTGAATATAATCTAATTTATTATTATTAATTAAATATGATTGGGCTGGAATAAATGGTGTTACATCCGTATAAATATCTTCAATTTTAGGTCCATTTAAATTACGATTATTAAACGGGTTACCAAATCCAATTATATCCTGATTGTTTTCATTTGATAATCTACTAAAACGATCTAATGCTTGTCTTAATTTACTAAAAGGAGAATCTACAATTACATCACCCTCAAAAATTAAAACATAATCATAATCTTTATTATCTTCAGCTAAAATAGCATCTGTATGTGCTTTATAACACCCATAATGTCCTGGGGCTAATTTATAATGTCCTGGTTCATCTTGAATATCATTAGGTCTATTACAAGTACCTTTTGGTGGAAGTTCAGTCCAAATTTTATTAATACGTTGTTCATATTTAATACCTGTTAATTGGCAAAATTCTTTAATATTTTCTACTGATCGAATTTCTTTTTCATTTACATCTGGTTCAGTAACCAAATGCATTAATTTAATTTTAGGGTTAGATATAAATTCAGTTTGATCACCAAACCATTCAAATAAACCATTTTTATCTATTTGATTATTTATATAATCATCATTTATTTCTACAACTTTAGAATTTAAAATTGAATTAGTAACTAAATCATAAGTATCCCAAATTATTTTAAATATGTCTCCCTTAGAAAATTTTACAATATCATATGTATGAAACTTACTAGTAATTTTATATTCAGATTGGTTAACAATTTTTCCATTCTTTTCAAGTGTATATTTTAATAAACGACTATCATTATTATTTGAAATTTGAACATATGGAATAAAATGGTTAGGAATATTACTTGGTAGTACTGAAAAATATTCTACACGAGAATAATCTCTATGTACAAAAGTTTTAATGCATTCTTCTTGAAATTTTTCTTTAGATTCCCAATGAATATTTAAATTATTTTTAAAACCATGGTACATAAGATTTTCTAAACCATTGGATTCAGAACCCCAATCATGCATTAATTTATCATATTGTTCTGCATTATTAATTTTAGGTTTTTGTAGAAAAAACTCAGGTTGAATTCCTAAAAACCAAGTAATTATTTGATTTCCTTCAGCAGATGCATCTTGCCCAAAGAATGCACTTTTTGAATTAAGTATTGAACTTATTTTATTTATATAAGAATCATCTTGTATAATATAATCATAATTAAGAAAATATACTTTTTTAATTCCTAAACCTTCAGCTAAAGAACACCCATTATAATAATTTGTGTAACAAGTAGGACCATGATATACATCATTATCTTCACCTGTAAGATTAACTTGAGCTTTCATTTTATCATTTGACATCCAAGAATGTTTATAAAATGTATGTTTAGTTAAAATGTTGTGATTATCATTAATAGAATAATCAACTAATTTGTCTAATTCTTCAGGAATGGGAATGTGGGATGTTAATATTACTTTACGACCTGTTTTTTTAACAGCTTCAATACATTCTTTAGTTGTATCTATTATAGCTTTAGTAACAGGATAAGTTGAAATAATAAATGCTTCTTCTTCAGGGAAAATATTTAAAGGTTTTTCATATTTAAAATCTGATAAATTTAAAACTGAGGATATTATGTTCTTGTTTTGATTTTTATCTTCGGTATTTAAATAATCTACACTATCAAACGTATCAAAATAGTCTAAATATACTGGAAGGTTGTAGATAAGTAAGTTCATATTCCATGAAATAGCTTCACGAATTACTAAGGGCATTGTTTCTTTATCCGTATTAGTCCCACGAGATGTAAATAGAAATAAGTCCATCGCCTTATAAAAGTTATCCACATCACTACGTTCATTCCACCAGATTACATTGGCAGGTTTGTCAGCCATTAATGGCTCCCAATAATGTCTAAAATTATCTGCTTGATTGCCAACACTGTGAAATTGAACATCAGGAAGCATTTTAGCATACTCAAAAAACTCTGCTTGATTTTTTCTAGGTGTAAATAACCCAACGTGTAAAACATGCTTTTTACTAGGATCTAAACCTAAAGCACTTAATGCTTCTTCTCTATTTGGGCGTTCTTTATATTCAATAGGATAATAAATTACCTCTTGAGGTACATTAATATTTTTATATTGTTCTTTCTGCCATTCTGATACAAAAATAAACTTATCTGGTAGGAATGTTTTATTATTAGTATCCATTGATGAATCGTGAGATGTTTCTATTAAAGAATATGATCTATCTTGATTATATAATCTTTTAGCAATCTCAAAATCCATAAAATATTCAGGGATTTCTTCTAAATGGATTATGTCGGGTTGAATTTGATCGATAATATTGAAAAGTTCAGTTTTATCTTCACCTAAAACAAAAAATCGTTCAGGAGGGATCATACTTTGTAATCGATCTTTTTGAACAACTAATACACCACCTGTTAGATTATCCCATTCAATTAAATATACTTCAATTTCATCTTTTATTAATTCTACTTTTTTAGTAAGATATTGGGGTAGCCCTCCTGTAGATAAGTGAGGGGCGATGCAAAGCAATTTTTTCATAAAACTAATTTTAGTAACAATAATATAATAACTTATTTACACATATCCAAATTTTAAGGTAAGGTCCATGCAGGTAGATAATAATCAACACCTCCAATTTGTACTATTACCCATCCAGCAGCAAATAAACCTGAATTATCTGGAACTTCTGGTTCTATAAATCCATTGTTGGCAGGTTGGTTGGCGGCTGCTGAAAATGAGTGAGGTGTACCTCCACCTCCACTACCACTTGTACCCGAAGTACCAGGTGAACCTGGTGAACCTGAGCCTGAGGTACCATTTGAACCTTGAATAGAGGATCCTGCAGTATTAGATGCCCCTGAAGTACCTGCAGTACCCGTAGTACCTGAAGTATTTGAACCACCTGAATTACCACCTATACCTGAAGTACCTGTTGATCCAGATGATCCACTTTTACCTGAAGTTCCTGAGGCACCAGTTGAGCCTGAGACACCACTTGTACCTGAAGTACCATTTTTACCTGAAGTTCTTGAGGCACCAGTTGAGCCTGATACACCACTTGTGCCTGAAGTACCACTTTTACCTGAAGTTCTTGAGGCACCAGTTGAGCCTGAAGTTCCTGAAGAACCTGAAGTTCCTGATAAACCTGAAGAACCGCTTGCACCTACTGTACCTGAAGTACCTGTAGAACCACTTGTACCACTTGTTTTACTTGAACCTGAAGCTCCTGATATACCACTTGTACCTGTAGAACCGCTTGTGCCTGAAGTACCTGAAGTTCCTGAAGAACCTGATGTTCCTGATTTTCCTGATGTACGAGAAGCACCTGTTGTTCCTGCAGTTCCTGAAGAGCCTGAGGTACCAGATTTACCTGATGTTTTAGAAGATCCTGTTGTACCTGAAGTACCACTTGAACCTGATGTACCTAATGATTGACCACTTGTACCATTTATTCCTGAAGTACCTGATGTGCCTGAAGAACCTGAAGTACCAGATCTACCAGAAGTACCATTTGAGCCATTAGTACCTGATGTTTTACTTGATCCTGAAGCTCCTGAAATACCAGAAGTACCTGTAGAACCGCTTGTGCCTGAAGTACCTGATGTTTTACTTGCACCCGAAGAACCTGTAGAACCACTTGTACCTGAAGTACCTGATTTTCCTGAAGTTCTTGATGCTCCTGTTGTACCTGCCGTACCTGATGAACCAGAAGTACCACTTTTACCTGATGTTCTTGATGCTCCTGTTGTACCTGTTGTTCCTGAAGAACCAGAGGTACCACTTTTACCTGATGTTTTTGAAGCACCTACTGTACCACTAGTTCCTGTTGAACCTGATGAGCCTGAAGTTTTACTTAAACCTGAAGCTCCACTTATACCTGAAGTACCTGTTGAACCTGATGTACCTGATTTTCCAGAAGTACCATTCGCACCTGAAGATCCTCCTGAACCTGAAGTTCCTGATTCACCTGAAGAACCTGAAGCACCTACTGTACCTGAAGTACCTGTAGAACCGCTTGTACCACTTGTTTTACTTGAACCAGCAGCACCTGCTATACCAGAAGTACCTGTAGATCCTGATGTACCAGAAGTACCTCCTGTACCTCCTACACCTGAAGATCCTCCTGAACCTGAAGTTCCTGATTCACCTGAAGAACCTGAAGCACCTACTGTACCTGAAGTACCTGTTGAACCTGATGTACCTGAAGTAGCACTTCCACCTGCAGCACCTGCTATACCACTTGTACCTGTTGAGCCACTTGTACCTGAAGTACCTGAAGTACCTCCTACACCTGAAGAACCTGAAGTTCCTGATTCTCCTGAAGAACCTGACGCACCTACTGTACCTGAAGTACCTGTTGAACCCGAAGTACCTGATGTTTTACTTGAACCCGCGGCACCTGCTATACCAGAGGTACCTGTAGATCCTGATGTACCAGAAGTACCTCCTGTACCTCCTACACCTGAAGATCCTCCTGAACCTGAAGTTCCTGATAAACCTGAAGAACCGCTTGCACCTACTGTACCTGAAGTACCTGTTGAACCCGAAGTACCTGATGTTTTACTTGAACCCGCGGCACCTGCTATACCTGAAGTACCTGTAGATCCTGATGTACCAGAAGTACCTGCTGTACCTCCTACACCTGAAGACCCTGATGTGCCACTTTCACCTGAAGAACCGCTTGCACCTACTGTACCTGAAGTACCTGTAGAACCACTTGTACCACTTGTTTTACTTGAACCTGCGGCACCTGCTATACCTGAAGTACCTGTAGAACCACTTGTACCAGAAGTACCTGCTGTACCTCCTGTACCTCCTACACCTGAAGATCCTCCTGAACCTGAAGTTCCTGATAAACCTGAAGAACCACTTGCACCTACTGTACCTGAAGTACCTGTAGAACCACTTGTACCACTTGTTTTACTTGAACCCGCAGCACCTGATATGCCACTTGTTCCCGTTGAACCACTTGTGCCTGATGTGCCTGATGTACCTGAAGAGCCTGAAGAGCCTGAAGAGCCTGATTCCCCAGAACTACCAGTAGAACCTGAGCTACCTGCAGAACCTGAAGAACCTGAAGAACCAGATGTACCTGAAGTTCCTCCTGAACCTGAAGTACCTGATGTACCTGATGTCCCTGAAGTACCGTTTGTAGAGCCTGATGTTCCTGAAGTACCATTTTCACCTGAAGAACCACTTGCACCTACTGTACCTGAAGTACCTGTTGTACCTGATGTACCGGATGTATTTGATATACCTCCAGCACCAGCTGAACCTGAAGAACCTGAAGTTGTTGAATTACCTTGAGTACCAGATGTACCTGAATTACCATTTGAACCATTTGTACCTGAAGTACCAGATGTTCCTGAGGTTCTACTTAAACCTGTAGTACCTGATGTACCTGAAGTTCCAGAAGTTACATTACCTCCTGATGAACCTGATGTACCATTTGATCCACCACCACCTCCAGATCCTCCTATAACTGAAACTACACGACCATCTTTATCAGTAGCTAAAACTCTATTTGTTCCTGGGTCTGAAGTAGAACCTGTAGGGACACTTAAAAGGAACAAATCTTGTTTAAAAACTGATTGTCCTGGTGAATCTCGTCTACTAGAAAATTTTCTTTTTTCAGCCATCTAAGGTCAATTGATTTGTTTTATGGTGATAAATATTAAAATAAGAAAGGGCATTAGCCCCTCCAAATTTTATTTAAGAATAAAAAATTATTTTTTAGTGGGTTTTTTAAGGAGTTTTTTTCTTATTTCTTCAGAATTAGCAATTTTTGCTTTTGACAATTCCTCCATAGTTACTCTTATAATAGGTTTACCACTTGCTTCCATTTGTTTTAATATTTCTGGAGTTACTTTTTGCATATAAATTTAATTAATTGTTTTTTTAAGCAGTATACCCTGGGAATACATATCCTTGTGAATTCACTGTTATATACATCCATACATCAGGTTCACCACATACATTATTAGGATTTGCGTTTGTAAATACTTCTTCTATACCAGCTGGTCCACCTGGGGGTTGGAGTGGGGGAGATGCTCCAGTATTATTATTGAAGAGGGAAGTCGTTATTACAGTTGATGAATTGGTAGTTCCTGATACTGTCATTGTATTGGAAGTATTATTCATTGTAACAAAATCTACTGAGGATACTTGAGTAGCTGAATCAGTTTTAACTAAGTAATCTGGATGATTAACAAAAGCACCACCACTAATACCACTAGTACCATTTATACTTGTACCTGAAGTTCCTGCAACACCTGTTGTACCTGATGTACCGGCAGCACCTGATTGTCCATTTGCTCCATTAACACCTGTTGTTCCTGAAGTACCACTTGCACCTGAAGTACCACTTGCACCTGATTGACCAGCGTTACCTGCAGCACCTGTTGAACCATTTGTACCATTTGTACCACTTGTTTTACTTGCACCTGATTGACCAGCGTTACCTGCATTACCTGTAGTACCATTTGTACCATTTGTACCTGATGTTTTGCTTGAACCCGAACCACCAGCGTTTCCAGTTGTACCTGAAGTACCATTTGTACCTGATGTTTTGCTTAGACCTGAAGCTCCATTAGTACGGCTTACACCCGAAGTACCTGCAGTACCAGATGTACCTGAAGTTCTAGATCCGGATCCACTTGCACCATTATCACCAGTAGTACCATTTGTACCTGAAGTACCAGATGTACCTGAAGTTCTAGATCCGGATCCACTTACACCATTATCACCAGTAGTACCATTTGTACCACTAGTACCTGATGTTTTGCTTAATCCACTTTGTCCTGCGTTACCCGCATTACCTGTAGTACCATTTGAACCATTTGTTCCTGATGTTTTGCTTACACCACTTTGTCCTGCTGCTCCAGCTGCACCTGTTGAACCATTTGTACCATTTGTACCACTTGTTTTACTTGCACCTGAAGCCCCAGCATTACCATTGTTACCTGTAGTACCTGAGGTACCATTCGTACCTGATGTTTTGCTTAAGCCTGAACCACCAGCATTTCCTGAAGTTCCTGTATTACCTGAAGTACCATTTGTACCTGATGTTTTGCTTAGACCTGATTGTCCGGCATTACCATTATTTCCTGTAGTTCCATTTGAACCATTTGTACCCGAGGTTTTGCTTGCACCACTTTGTCCTGCTGCTCCAGCTGCACCTGTTGAACCATTTGTACCATTTGTACCTGATGTTTTGCTTAGACCTGATTGTCCTGCGTTACCCGCATTACCTGTAGTACCTGAGGTACCATTAGTTCCACTTGTTTTGCTTAGACCTGAACCTCCTGCGTTACCTGAAGTTCCTGAAGCGCCTGTAGTACCTGAGGTACCATTTGTACCACTTGTTTTACTTAATCCACTTTGACCAGCGTTTCCAGCATTTCCTGTTGTACCGTTTGAACCATTAGTTCCTGAGGTTTTGCTTAATCCACTTTGTCCTGCGTTACCATTATTTCCTGTTGAACCATTAGTACCATTTGTACCTGATGTTTTACTTAAGCCTGATTGACCAGCTGCTCCTGCATTTCCAGTTGTACCTGAAGTACCATTTGTACCTGAAGTTTTACTTAAAGCTGAAGCACCAGCATTACCCGCTGTACCTGAAGCACCTGTAGTACCACTTGTACCGTTTGTACCTGATGTTTTACTTAATCCACTTTGACCAGCATTACCTGAAGTACCTGAAGCGCCTGTAGTACCTGAGGTACCATTTGTACCACTTGTTTTACTTAAGCCTGATTGTCCTGCATTTCCAGCAGCACCATTTGTACCACTTGAACCATTTGTACCTGATGTTTTACTTAGGCCTGATTGACCAGCGTTTCCTGCTGCACCTGTTGAACCATTTGTACCATTTGTACCACTAGTAGCACTTGCTCCTGATTGACCTGCATTTCCATTATTTCCTGTTGAACCTGAAGTACCATTTGTACCTGAGGTTTTGCTTAGACCTGAACCTCCTGCGTTACCTGAAGTTCCTGAAGCGCCTGTAGTACCTGAAGTACCATTTGTACCACTAGTTTTACTTAAACCTGATTGTCCTGCATTTCCAGTATTACCTGTAGTTCCATTTGAACCATTTGTACCTGAGGTCTTGCTTAAACCGCTTTGACCTGCTACTCCCGCAGCACCTGTTGAACCATTTGTACCTGAGGTACCTGATGTTTTACTTAATCCACTTTGACCAGCATTACCATTATTTCCTGTTGAACCTGAAGTACCATTTGTACCTGAAGTTTTACTTAAACCACTTTGCCCTGCTGCTCCTGCTGCCCCTGTAGTTCCATTTGAACCATTAGTTCCTGAAGTAGCACTTAATCCACTTTGTCCTGCGTTACCTGCAGCACCTGTTGTACCATTTGAACCATTTGTACCTGAAGTAGCACTAGCACCTGATTGACCTGCGTCACCATTATTTCCATTTGAACCATTTGTACCTGAG